GTATATCAAGAGTGGATAAGAACGGCATATCTTTCTAAATCAATAAAAATATCTGCTGAAGACCTAGAGCGAGTAAGGTTTCCAACCTTTTTACCAAGGCGTTGGCAGTGGGTTGACCCTCTAAAAGACACTAAAGCTGCAATCGAAGCTATCAATGCTGGTCTAAAGAGCAGATCCGAAATTGCAGCCGAGCAAGGCAGGTCAATCGAAGACATACTCACAGAACTTAAAAAAGAAAAAGAGCTTATTGATAGCTTTAATCTAAAAGTAAACGAAGAAGAACCCTTAGACGAGAAGGAGCTTATTAATTATGAGCACTAAGAAAACGATGGACGAAGTTAGACGGGACGTAATTAATAAGTCTAATTCGCGTCTAGAAAATTTAAGATCAGGCGATATCGATCTAGAAAAAAGAGAAGTTTGTCTCACATATTCATCTGAAACGCCCGTAGAGCGCTGGTTTGGGCATGAAGTCATTTGTCACAAGGAAGGGGCGCAGGACCTTTCTAGACTTAACGCAAATGGTCCACTTCTTCTTAACCACGACGAAAATAAACAAATCGGAGTCGTTCTTGAAGCCAAAATTGAAAATGGAAAAGGAAAGGCACTTGTTAAGTTCTCGCGCTCAAAAGAGGGTGAAGACGCTTTTAGAGATGTACAGGATGGAATCCTAACAAGCGTTAGTTATCGGTATCAATATAAAGATATGGAGCTTATCGAACGCGGTGAAGATCGCGAGGACGGCATAGACGTATATAGAATAAATCAGTCAAAAGCCGTGGAAATATCGCTGGTTAGCATCCCTGCAGACATAGACGTAGGCGTGGGAAGAAGTTTTTCTAGTGAAAATGCAATACCAGTTAAGAACGAACCCAAAAATAGTAGTACAACTGAGCGATCGAAAGAAAATTCAGAAGATATTAACGCAAATATAAATCAATCTATTGAAGATAAGGGAGTTCAACAAATGAACAACGATCTACGAAGTCAAATGTTAGAAATTATGGAAATCGGCGACAAGTTCGGCATGCAAGATCTTGCTAAGAAGTTTATACAAGACGGTAGGTCAGCTGATGAACTTAGACAAGCCGTTCTTTCTAAAATGAGCTCTAATTCAGCACCTGCAGCAAACGACACGCAGGAAGAAATAGGGCTTACAGACAAAGAAGCGAAAAACTTTAATTTCCTAGGTGCTCTGAGGGCAGCAACAACTGGCGACTGGCGCGGGATGGAATTTGAAAGAGAAGTTTCAAACGCAACGGCTCAAAAATTTAATAAAGAAACTTCGGGCTTTTTAGTACCTACAGACGTTTTAAGACGTATGACTGTAGCTGATAGTGACAAAGTTACTACTGGCGGTAGTTTTGTAGGAACAGATTTAAAATCTGATAGTTTTATAGAGATGCTCTCAGACAGACTTGTTGTAAAGCAGTTAGGCGCGCAAGTTCTAGATAACCTAAAAGGTAATCTTGCTATACCTAGACAAACGGGTGGAGCAGCTGCACAGTTTGTAAATGAAGGCGAAGCAGCACCTGAGAGCTTTCAAACTACTGATCAAGTGACAATGAGCCCTAGAACAGTTGGATCTTGGGTAGATATATCAAGAAAGCTACTTCTTCAAAGCTCTGTAAGCGTTGAGCAGTTTGTAATTCGTGATATCTGTAACGCAATCGCAAGGAAAATTGACCATGCAGCACTTTTCGGAACTGGCGAAAAAGGCGAGCCAATGGGAATTGTAACCCTTGCAGGTATCGAAGGCTCAGGCGTTAATGTTATTAATGCAGGCGCCCAAGGTGGAGCATTAACTTATAAAAAGCTTGTCGAGATGGAAACTGCAGTAGCAGCAGCGAATACTAATCTTGATTCGTTAAAATATCTTACTTCTCCAAAAGTAAGAGGTTATATGAAGACGACTTTAAAAGCTGATGGCATCGCTGGATACCTTTGGGAAGGTCAAATGAGAAACGGCGACGGTATCGTAAACGGATACTCTGCTGCAGTTTCAAACATTGTAAGAAACGACCTGTCAAAAGGTGCTAAGAATGATCTCTCAGCTATCATACTAGGGGCTTGGAATGATCTTATACTTGGTTCTTGGGGTGTTTTAGATGTTCAAACAAATCCTTATGGACCTGGGGCCAACGCTGGTACAGTGCGTATTAGAGCACTTCAAGACGTTGATGTTGCTATTAGACACCCAGAATCGTTCTCAGTGATGAAAGACATCGCAATAAAATAATATTTAGGCTACTTTGTAGCCTATCCCTTATCTAGAAGTATTATGGATATATTTGAAAAAGATTTAGATTTTATATTTGCTACTACCGGTCAAGACATTAAAGTCTTGACCGGTGTTTTAGCTGGAAAAACTATCAGAGGTTTATTTAACTTTTCTCACAAAAAAAGAAGTCTTTCAGGTGTTCCATTATCAACTAAAAGTCCCATCTTTACAACAAGCACAAGCCTAGTCGAGAAACTTCGAAAAGGTGATAAAGTAGAGTATTTAAGCTATAATTTTACTGTAAGCAAAATTATTAGTGATACTCAGGGAATTTCAGAAGTGCATTTTCCTGAAAGCTTGTCAGGTGGCGTGTCTCATGGGGAACTTAATTGAAGAATTGAAAAAAATTGAAGAGTTCAACGAGCAATTTTTTTCTAAAAAAGAAATTAAGAGACTTCAAAAAAATGCCATAAATAAAACCATCCGAAAAATATCTCAAAATTCAGCCACAGAAATATCAAAAGAGCTACAAATAAATAAAAGGCTTATTCTTCGTCGCATGTATGTCATGCTCTCAAAGGCTAGTCAGAAAAACCCTTACGCCTTAGTTTCCATAATCGCATATGATTTACCGGCCTACCTTGTCGGAACGCCGATGCAGACTAGAAATGGCGTCAAAGTTGGGAAGTATTTTTTTGAAGACGCTTTTTATCACCGAAAATCATCAAAAATAAGAAAAGTCTTTCGCAGACGCGGAAAAGATAGAAACCCTTTACTATCGATGAATATTCCTGTCGCATCGACGATATCAGATGAATTTAAAAAGCAGTTACTTGTTGCGCAGAGACTACTAATAGAAAACTACAGAAAAGAAATTAAAAAATCAAAGTATGGCGCAGCCTTTACGTAATAATTGAAAGGTTTCTTTAAATGAAAGTATTTTTAGGTATTTACGAGAAAATAGAAGAGCTCTGCAAAGAAGAATTTGGATCTTCTTTAGATATACATCGAGAATTTATTTCAGATGAAAACCTAGAAAAGCTTCCCGCTCTCTCAATCGAAATGACAAATATTAATCCGCAACAAGGCAGCGGTACTGGCGAAGTCTATCTTTCAACGCGCTGGGAAATAAGAATTTTAGTTTCAAGTAAGCAGGAAAACTATCTCACCGTGACGCGCGACGCCTGCGCAAGAATAGCTACTATTTTGCACGACAGGTCACTATCTAAAAACTCCATGCCGGCTGAGTTTCTAGGCGCCTCTGATGATAATTTTGATTTTAAGGTTAAGACTTTTGAAAGCTGGGTATCAGAATTTCAGATTGATTTAAAAGTAGGTGAGGATCTTTGGCAAGGGGATTGGGATTTTTTAGAGGTGAAAAGTGTTTGATATATACGATAAAGAAATCTCAAATCTAAAAAGATGCCTCGAGAATACTATTCAAGTTGGAAAAGTTTCAGAAGTTAGTCACGAGCTGGGGCGCGTGAAAGTAAAGTTTTTTGAAGCTGAGACAGATTTTATACCTGTATTAACCAGTTTTGCGAATGATGATGAAATCTCGCAAAGTCTACCGAGTTTAGGCTCTCAAGTGCTTGTCCTAACTGCGCTAGGGGACTTTACAAACTCATATGTGCTTGGCGTAATAGCAACACACAAGCAGTCATCAAGAAAAAATACAGACTATAAAAAATATTCAGACGGAACAGTCATAGAGTACGACTCAGAAAAGAAATTATTTAATATAGAAGCTTCAGGCAATATAAAAATCAAATGCAAAAAGGCCGAAATCGAGTCCTCAGAGGGTGTAAGCATCAAGGGTGACCTTGAGGTATCAAAAAATATAAAAGCCGGATCAGATGTTAAAATAGGCCCTTTAAGTCTTAAAAATCATACGCATATATACATCGATTCAGTCGGAAATCCACCTCTACTAAAACCAAAAACAACACAAACACCAAAATAAGGGGCTTTATGGGCGGCATGTGCAAGCATACGGGGAAATATCTAAACGACATCGATCATCTAAAACAGTCGATAGAAGAAATCCTTACTACGCCTATCGGTACTAGGTGTATGAACAGAAAATTTGGCGCTTCACTTTTTGATTTGGTTGATTCGAATGCATCGAACATTGATATATACGCAAGTGTAGCCAAAGCTCTAAAGGACTTTGAACCTCGATTTAATTTAAAAAAAATAAACACCCTAAGAGACACTAACGGCTCTCTCTATATTGATATTACAGGCGAGTACGTACCAACAAAAGAAAATATTTCATCAAGAATAAAGGTCTAGTATGTTTATAAATTCGAAAAATACGGTCACATCTGATATTGATCTTTCAAAGCTTCCACCGCCGAAAATTCTAAAAGACGATAAAAGTTACTCGCAAATTTTAGACGAGTACAAAATCGAATTTATAAAAGAAATGAAAGCTCTCGATGAGAATTTTAAGCTTTTAGACTCAGACCCAGCTTGTAAGCTCTTAGAAATTGCAGCAAGAAGGGAGTTATATCTAAGGGCAAAAATTAATGATGCAGCCCTTGAGTGTCTCTTAGCTTTTGCAGAAGGTCCAAACCTTGATAATTTAGTGGCCTTAAACGGTGTAGAGAGAGAAATAGAGAATAATGAAACAGACGACAGTTTGCGAAGAAGAGCACTTCTAGCAAACGATCGATACTCTACTGCTGGAGCCGAGAAAGCATACAAGCATCATATTTTCGAGCTGAGCGCTAAAGAAAATCTCGACGTGTATGATGTGAAAGTTTATAGCGAACAGCCAGGTCAAGTAAATGTATCTCTCCTGTACAGGGAACCCGAGAAACTTTTTGTATCTCAGACTCTCGAAGAGGGCAATGCTTACCTAGACAAAAACAACCACAAAACGAATATACTAAAGAAAGATATCATAAAAGATTATCTTGATAGAGATGATATAAAACCTATAACAGATACTATCTTTGTTGAAGATGTTAAGGAATTTTCCAAGGAAATTCAGGCGGTTGTATACACCAAAAGAGGTGTAGATACTGAGTTAATCAGAATGAATGCCTACAGGTCTTTGAAAGAACTAGCATCTAAAAATTATAGGGTAGGTTTAAATGTTACACTTTCATCACTCTACGCAGCTTTGAGCGTTGACGAGGTTTACAAGGTAGATCTTGAAGGTATATCAGATGATATCGAAGTAGCTAATAACTTAGTTTGTCGCTTAGAATTTACGCTTGGTTCAATTAGGGTGGATAATCTCGAATAATGACTTTTCAAAGTTTACTAACTCCGAACTCTACGAAGCTTGAAATTGCGCTAGAGAAGTCTTTGAGTCGATCGACTCAAATTGATGTTGAGATAGACAGACTATGGAACGTTGACACAATGCACGAGGACTTTCTACCGTATCTAGCGTGGAGCGTAGGCTGTGACATATGGTCAACGAATATGAATCTTGAAGAGAAAAAAATACTCATAAAAGAGTATCTAACAATTAGAGCTCTTAAAGGAACTAAGGCAGCCATTGAAAAAGCTTATAAAGTTTTAGGGCTAAGGGCTGAGATTATCGAGAACCCCCTTGATATCAACGGCCAACCTATGGCTTTCAAATTTCTTCTCAGGATTGTTGGCCAAAGAATAAGTCCTAATTACTTAGCCGAGATTAGACGTATGACAGACTCTTTAAAACCTTTAAAGACCTACTACGATATAGAAATTGAGATTGATTTTTCTATAAAAAATCAAATTGCATCAGTTCTAAAGGCGACAAATATAGCTAGATTTAATTTTGAGGTTTAAAAGTGATTTTTCCAGTTTTAACAGATATCGGCAAAGAAGAAATATCAAAGGTCATGGCCGGCGATAAGCTTCTTTCTTTATCTACGGTGAAGCTTGGCAGCGGAAAAAACACACCTCAAGGAAATGAAGTAGCATTAAAAGATGTAAAAGACAGTTATGAGATATCAGAAATTAAAGCGACTACAGGCTCTAGAGTTCATATATCAGTGCTGTGCGATAATGACGAAAAAAGCTATGAAGTCTTTGAAATTGGCTTTTTTACTAAAGATGAAAAATTAATATACTACCTATCTACAGAAGAAAGTGAACCTCTTTCTTACAAGGTAAAAAATCAAAATTTAATATTATCGTTTGATATAGAAACATCACAAATACCAAGCGAAAAAATTAATCTACAAGTATCAACTGAAAAAATAAGTCTAGACACTGCGGAAGACTTTGCAAGAATAGCTAATTCTTTTCAGTCGCTAGCAGAGAGACAACTAGATTATATTATTGATAAAGTTGGATTTTAAATGACTCTAGAAAATGAAATTTCAAAGTTAACTGAAAAGACAAATGAAGTCATTTCTAAAATTGAGCAGCAGCTTATTAACGCGCGTCGTGAGTTAGATGAAGCAAAAAAAGATCTCCGATTACAGGCATTATTTTCTAAATACGGAAAATATGACTTTGTGATCACAAAAGACGAAAATACACTAAAAAACTATCCCTATGCATTTGATAGTTTCTTAGCAGTTCAGTGGTACATAAAAAATGAAGTTTCTTTAACTAAAATAGGAATTTCAAAATGGACCATCTTTGTCGAGTCGTTTAACGATGAAGGAACAATTGAAATCAATACGTCCAATATACACATCGATTTCGGTAACAAAATAAGAGTTGAGCTCAATCAAGGTGTATTTTTCATGAATTTTAAAGCAAGGAATATTGATATTACTGGTTTAGAGATAGTATTTTTAAAGGATAGTACTGAAAATAAATTCATGAAATATAGCGTAGAAGACAATTATTACGTCAATTATTATAATTGTAAATTCTTGAATGGAAGTCCTTACAAAGGTAAAAAAGTTAGCTATTTCAGCTCTTTTTATGGAGTCTTTAATACAGAAACACAACAGATTATCCAAATGCAAAAACTCTCATAAGGGAATAATAAATGAATTTCTTTCATGGTGTTAAAATTGAAGAAAAAACAAGCCTTGAACCTATCACCATTACCCAAAGCCGTTCTATTATTGGCCTAGTCGCTTATTGTGATGCCGAAAATGCTGGGCTTAAATATATCACCTCGAGAAAAGAATACGAAAGTATTTATAAAGAAAACTCTAGCATGAGAATAGCCCTAGATGCCATATACGCTCAAACAACCGCTAAAGTTGTTTGCCTTGGTATCAGTGGAAAATCTATCAATTCTTTTACGGAATCGTCTCAAAACGAGGAAATATCTACCTTTAAAATCAAAGTTGAATCTGCAGACCGCGATAGGAATTACGAACTTTATATATATGACAATGAAGATGATAAGAAAAAAGTTGTAGTTTCCTTTGAAGCAGGAGAAGAATCAAAAGACATTGCGGCTGCATTGGCTGCAGAAATGAAAATAAAAGACTTTGATATAGATATTAAAAGACGCTTAAATGTTTTGACTGTATCAGCTCCTAACGGTGTAAAAATAGAAAAGTCTTCTGGTAATTTTGAAGTAGAAAAAGAGCAGAAAACACCTCCAAAACCAAATATATCAAGATTTTCAGCATCTGGCGATGCATTAAATAGAGATGCACTTTTTAAACTAAAAAATGCTCAATCTAAGTTTGGTGTGACTCCTAAAATACTTGTATCAAATGGGCTTTTTGGTCCTGAACTATACGCAGATCTAAAGGACCTAGCTACTGACCTAAGGGCTATCGCAGTAGTTGAATCCCCTTCTAATAGTGTATCTGAGAATAAAACTGTAAAATTTGAAGTCAATTCTTCAAGGTTATATCCTTGTTTTCCTCATGTGAAGGATTTAAAGAATAGAGAGTTAAGTGTTGGCCCATTCGCAGCCGGAACGATAGCTAGAAACGACGAAGAAAAAGGTTTCTGGGTGTCACCATCAAACAAAGTAGTTGCGGGCATTAGAGAGCTTACTAAGGACGTTTCCTTTTCTCTGTCTGATGAAAATTCAGACGCAAATAAACTAAATGAAAACAATATTACTACAATTATATACAAGGACGGCTTTAGGCTTTGGGGAAATAAGACTCCAGCAGGAAGCAAAGATATTGAGGCAGCAAATAGTTTTATAAACGAAAGAAGAATCACTGACGCCATTAATGACTACCTACAAGAAAGCCAGTTTAAGAGGGTAGATGACAATATATCTAAGAAATTTATTCAAAATGTTGTAGCTGATGTGAATAATTATTTACGAGATCTTAGCTCTAAAGGCGCTATTTTAGGCGGTAATTGCTTTGTCCGTGAGGAAGACAATTCAAACGAAGACCTGAGACTAGGAAAGGTGACTTTCTCGATTGATTACACACCTCCAAAACCTGCTCAGACGATAAGATTCAAATCGATAATAACAGATACTTATTTAAGTGAGGTTCTAAGCTAATGAGTGAACTACCTTTTAAACTTACAAATTTCAACCTTTTCATAGATGGCAAGGGATTTGCCGGAATTGTAGAGGAATTAGAACTTCCCAAAATAGAATTTCAAACAGAGTCATATCGCTCGGGCGGTATGGATGCACCCTTAGCCATTGAAATGGGCATGAATGAGCTAGAGGCTAATTATACTCTAGGAAGTTACGAACCAGAAGTATTCAGACTCATGGGCTTCAGAGCTGGACTTCCAGTTGTTTTGATTGCACGTGGAGCTTTAAAAAGACATGAGGAAGTTATACCGATCACGGTTACTATCTCAGGGCAAGTGACTTCTGTAGATATGGGTTCGTGGAAAGCTGGAGACAACACCAGCATGCAGTTTGCTGTCAAGTGCAGCTACTACAGACTAGACCGTGGAGTCGAAAACCTCATAGAAATTGATGTTAAAAATCTAATAAGGCGCTTTGGTGGTGTGGATCAGCTTGAAGCAATACGTCAAGCCTTGTTTATTTAGGAGTCATTATGCAATTTGAATTAGCTTATCCAATCAATATATCAGGCGAAGAGGTGAATTCTCTTAGTTTCAGAAATCCTACTGTTTTTGATTTAAAACTAGCTAGAGCAAAATCTGGAGATGACGACGAAGAGTTTTCGCGCCAACTTTCGGCATCTCTCGCAATGGTTAGACCCGAAGACATTGATGAGCTGGACTTTGCAGACGACATACCACGACTAGTCGAGACCCTTTCTGAGCTAATTTCTGCAGATATTAATATAGATGAATCAAAGAGAGTAAATCGAGAGGTTAAAGTAAGCTTAGAACATCCAGTAAAACAAGGGGAAAAGCTTATAACACATGTAAATATTAGACGGCCAAAATACAAAGATTGGCGAGAAACAGAAGCCTCAGAAAATGATGATATATCTAAAACTATACTTCTTTTGTCTAAGGTTTCAGGACTTAGACAGGAAACAATTGAAATGCTAGACGCACGCAAAGACTTTGAAATGTGTAAAGGATATTTAAACCTTTTTTTGCAGAGCAGCCAATAATTGAACGAACTGATTTTATTAGTATAGCGTCCGATATTGGCTTTATTCTCAACTTTTCACTTTCTGAAATTGAAAACCTTGAAACACATGAAATTATTAAGTTTCACAAAATGGCAATTGAAAGATCGAAACTAAGATGAGCGTATTTTCCCTAAAATTTAAACTTCAAGCCTCAAACCCTTTCAAAGATCTATCTAAAGAGGCTGCAAAGGCTAATAAGACCTTTAAAGATACGGCGAAAGGGCTATCAGAGGTTAATAAAAAACTTTCTAAAATTTCAGACTATAAAAAATCAATCAGTACTACTGCAAAACTTAGAAGTGAGTACGAAAAATCAGCCGAAGCACTCCAAAAGTTATCAAAAGAAATTGAAAGCTCAAAAAAGCCTACTACCGAGCAAAAGCGAGAATTTACAAGACTTTCGAAGCAAACTGACCGATTAAAAAACTCCCTTGAAAAAGCGGAAGACAGAACTAATAAGTTTGGCGGTGAACTTAGTCGTTTAAAAATTGATAAATCTAAACTAATTGTTGAAACTGCTAAGTTAAGACGTGAAGAGAATAGACTTACTGAATCCTACAAAAAGCAGGAAAAGCCACTACAAAGGCTAAGAAGAGCTAACGCTCGACTGAAAGAAATAAGAAGAAAAAAAGAAGCAACGCTTAAAAATGCTCAAGCTCTTGGCGTAGCTGGACTTGCTGCAAGACAATTTTCTGCAGACGTTTATCGTGCTGGCTCTAAACCTATAAACAACTCTCTTTCGTTTGACGAACAGATGTCAGAAGTCGCAGCTAAAACGGGTACATACAATAATAAAAAAGAGTTTAATAGACTAAGAAAACTAGCCCTAGATGTTGGTTCTTCCACTCAGTTTACTCCGACTGAAGTCGCACAGCTAATTACAATACTGGGCCAGTCTGGCTTATCTTCAAAAAAAATAGATAACTCCGTCGTTTCCAATATTCTAGCTAATTCTCTTTCTGGAAGACTAGGACTCGCTGAAACGGCTTCTTTGACTACATCTGTCGCCTCTGGCTTTGGTATAGATATATCAGGTAAAACAAAAGGCTTGGCTAATTCTAAGCGTGTATCAGACGTTCTAGCGTTTACTGCTAGCAGCTCAAATACTCAACTATCAGAGCTAGCAGACGTTTTTAAATACGTTTCAACTATAGGCAAGGAAGTATCTTCTCTAGAGGAAATATCATCTTTTGTTGGAGTTTTAGCAGATTCAGGTTTACGCGGTTCAACTGCTGCAACAAGTCTTAGGTCAATAATGACTAGACTTGCCGCGCCTGATAAAAAAACTCTCGAGGCACTTAGTAGTTTGGGAGTGTCTACAACAGATGACAAGGGTCGAACGAGAAACCTAGTAGATATCTTTAGTGATATCTCAAAAAAATCTGCCGGTAGAAATGATAGATTAGCATTATTTAAAAGTATTGCTGGACAAGAAGCCATTGGAGGCTTTGCCAGCCTAATTGGCGCAGCATCAACGGCCGAAGGATATAAAAAATTAACATTAGTTCAAAATTCTTTTGATAAAGTTAATGGGTCCGCCGAAAAAATGGCCCAGGTTATGGGCGATAACCTTTCTGGCGATATGAAGGCCCTCTCTTCGGCATTTGACGGGCTTTCTATAACACTAAGTGACAGTGTTGACGGGGAGCTTCGAAAGGCTACTAAGGGGCTTACTTCTCTAATTCAAAAATCAACAAATTTTTTCTCGGAAAATAAAGATTTTGCTAACTTATTTAGCAAAGTCGGGTCAACTCTTGCCGGCGTTATAGGGGGAGCAGGGCTATTTCTTACAGGATTAGCAAGCTTTAAAGCTACATTAGCAACTATTACGTCAGCTCTAGGAGTATTAGGCGTTAGCGTTTCTGCCGGAGCACTTGCGCCCCTAGCGTTAGGTGTAGCTGGAGCTGGTGCTATAGGTGGATTAGGAGCTTACTTTTGGGACGATATAAAAAGCGGATATAAAAATTATGTAGGTCAAGCCGGAAAGACTCTACAAAGAGGTTCAGTAGGGCAGTTATCTACAATTCAAAGATCAAACACCGTCAACGCTCCCATAAACATAACTATTGAAGGCTCTGGAGACCCTCAAGAAGTAGCTTTTGAAACAGTAAACGTTTTTGAAGAATTTCTTAAAAACGTTGAAAGACAGAGAGAGGGAAGCCTAATTGATCTATGACAATATAGAAAAAAATGACCTTCTTATTTTAGGAAATTTTAAATTTATTCCAGTAAAAAAGGCATTTAATCAGATAACAAAGGCTAATAACTACCGCTGGGAAGAAATAAGAAAATATAAAAATAAATCTTCTATGTTTTTCTCGGGTGAAGACTTAAAAACTATATCTATCTCAGGTGAAATATATACACGACTTTCTAAAGAGCTAGACCCCTTTAAGAATTTATATGAATCAGCTGAAAATGGAGAGAATCTAACTCTCATATCTAGTAGTGGAGAGGTTTTAGGGGAATTTATTGTTTTAAATATTAATGTTTCTGAGAGTTCTTTTTCAAAATTTGGAGTCGCAAATAAAATTGGTTTTACTCTAAACCTGAAGGAATACAACTAATGCGGGTTTATACAAGTATACAGGGCGATACTTTAGATAAGATTGTTCATGACTTCTACGGTGATGAACAACAATATCTTGAAGAAATTCTTAAAAAAAATAGAAAAATTGCAAACTTAGGGGATTTATTGCCAGCCGGAACAAGAATAAAATTACCTTATATTGCTTTAGAATCAAACAGCACAAAGGAAAGTATTTCGTTATGGGATTAGATCAGGCAGTCATTAGACCCTTTAGAACAAAACATAATAGACATTTCAGACTTGAGAAAGACTTTGAGTATAATTGGAATGCCGACGGCTGTAAGCAAAAAATCGTAATATACAGAGATTATACATTCGATCTTAGCTCTATTCCGCGAATCGGATACTTGGTTGTTGACCATGTTGACGATGCGAATATGATAAGCCCATCACTCGTGCATGACGCTCTATACGAATCCGGGGGAACGCTTGTAATTGGTGATGAACGTGTTGGACGACACTACTATCTCGACGAAGAAAAAAATGAATGGAAACCTGTAAAAGGCAAGTGGAGTAAGCGAGCAACCGACATTCTTTTCAGAAAGATGGTCAAAGAGTACGCGCCAAGCGTCAGACCTTGGAAAAGAAAGCTAATATATTGGGCAGTAGTTTTGTTTGGACATGGAAGTTTTGCAAGTTGAAGGCTAATATATCATTAAAAATAGATGGAAAAGCTTTAAAAAAAGATATTATCGAGAAAATAATATCTTGTAGCTTTACTGATAATATAGACTTCAAATCAGATCAGTTGACTTTAAGGTTCGATGACTCAAAAGATGAGCTCAAAATACCTAAAATTGGCCAAAATATCGAGCTTTTCACAGGCTATGAAAAGCTGATAAAACAAGGTTCATATGTTATTGATCGTGTCTCTCTAGATACAAAAGGTATAACTGTATACGCTAATGGCTATAGCAATTTATCGGACGCTAAGAGACTAAGAGAAAGATCAATAAAGCCAGGTCCTTTATCCTCTATTTTAGATGAATTATCAAAAGAAATAGGACTATATTCAACTATCTCACCGGAAATTTTTAAAATTACGACAACTGCAATGACAACACAAAAAAACGAATCAAATCTGAGCCTTATGTTCAGATTATGTGATATGTATAATTTGTTTTTGAAAATTCATGGTGACAAAATTTTATTCAAGGAAAAGTTAGCTTTTGATGAGAACAGCGGAAAATCAAAAAGATCATTTATAGTTAAAAAAAGTGATACTATTAATTTTTCATACGATAAAAAGAAGTCAAAGGCATATAGTAAATTTGAGGCACAAGTTCAAAACGTAGATACAGGTATAGAAAAAATAGTCTCTATTGGACAAGGCAAGACATTACGCTCAAGAAAGATCTTTAAAAGTGAAAATGAAGCCTTGGAAGAACTAGAAAAGTTAAAAAGCAAAAAATCTTTCTTAGAGGAGAGTATAACTATAGAAATTACATCTAATCCACTCTTAAAAGCAGGATTCTATATTGATCTACAAGATTTTAAATCTCAACTAAATGACATTTGGTTAATAACAAACATATCATCTTCAATCGCAAAATCATATAAGTCAGTCTTAAGGCTTGAGAGGTCATCTATTGAAGCTAAGTAAAAATTTTAATTTAGATGAATTTATCAAATCAGATACAGCTAAGAAGTTAAATATTACTAATAGACCCACGAGTGAACAGATAGAAACTATGAAATATATCTGTGAGAATCTCTTAGAGCCTTTGAGAGAGCATTTTAACAAACCTATAATAGTTACATCTGGTTTTAGATCAAAACTTCTTAACGAGGCCGTTAATGGTTCTAAACGATCTCATCACAGATATCTAAGCCAATACGGCGCTGTTGATTTTATCATCAAAGATATCACTACAGATCAGACAATAAGAGCTATAAAAGAAATGAACTTAGAGTATGAGCAGTGTATTGACGAATTCGAACGTTGGATTCATATTGCACTGAGAAGACCCAGGAAAGAGATGCTAAAAGCTATAAGAAAAAATGAGAAAACATATTATATAAATGCTTAATATTATTTATAGAAATAAAAACTTACGGTATAAAGGTTTATATAGTAAATTTTTTTGAAAAAAAGAAAATTTGTAAAAACTCCTATAGTCATATAAGATTATAGGAGTTTTTAAATATAAAAAAAAAGCCTCACGTTGTTGGTAGCAACTTGAAGCTAATAATCAAGGTTTACACAGAAAAGCTTGATCATTGTATTTGTATTCTAACATAATACTTCATACAAAAAAACTCAAAGCTTTTCTCCATTTTTCTAAGGAGAAAAACCCCATGAACAACTACGATTTATTGGACGAAGAAGAAGACTTTGGATTCTCTCAATGTACTCATGCACTTTTAGCTGCTATTGAGTTATCGGGTAATGCTAAGATAGTTTTCCAATTTCTGAAGAGCTGTGAGCGTAGCTTTAAACCAAGCTACGCATCTATTCAAGCTGGTACTGGGCACATGGGAAGAAGTACAGTGATACGAGCAGTAAAAGAGCTCGAAAAATACAACCTAGTAAACATAACCAAGGTAGATTGGCATGGCAGAAAGAAAAATGTTTACACTCTAAAAAAGCGTGATTCCTGGTTGTGCACTTTCAGTGTAAAGCGAGCTGGTATTAAAGAATCTAAGGTTGTGTCCAAAATGAACACAAAGGTTGTGTCCAAAATGAACACAAAGGTTGTGTCCAAAATGAACACAGGGGTTGTGTTCAAAATGAAACCTTTAGAAGAACAACATAGAAAAACAACAAAGAATAACAACAAGAGACTTGCAGAGCCTCCTACGAAGGCAGGTCTCAAAAAAACAAATATTCTAAAATTTAAAAGAGATAATCTAAAAGCAGAGGACTTTAATAAGCTTAGAGAATTGATACGCGATTATTGCGGTTTCAATGGAGAAAAAGACTTGAGACCAATGAATGATGTAATCACAAAATTCATACAATCACCCAAGCTAAAAGGTAGAGCGGTAAATTTCATTTTGTCTGAGTGGGATACATATGAAGAAAAATTCTTTCTAGTCAGGCATCAAAGCGACACCAAGGTGAAAGCTGTATTTTTGGACAGTATTTTCCAACGGATAATTAAGAGCGTTGCTAGCTAGAGACTTAATAATATTAAACTTTTTGAGGAGAAAAAATATGGTAATTCACGCGCAAAAAGATAGCAAAAGACATTATACTAAACTTCCCCCCCAACTACTTAACGCTCCAATTAAGCCGAGTTCGTTCAAAATTTTCATATATTTGAAATCTAACTTTACGGATGATTTTCAAAACGACAAAACTACACCATTTATACTTAGTCAAAGAAATATTGCTGAGAACTTAGGAATGAATGAGAGAACTGTAATGAGAGGTATTGAGGAGCTTAAAAAAAACAGTATGATAAAAGTCCATGAGATTCCTGTAGGAACTAACCAAAAGCTACTAAAATACGGTTATACAATTAACGATGTCGAAGATTGGACTTGATATTCAATAATGAAAGTAGTTTTGAGTATATAAAAATAGAAGTACTAAATGTATTTCAACTATGTATTGCAGCTATGTATTGCAACCATGATGTGCTGCATATGGTAGTGTATTTGACCTGTCATTTTTTTTAACTTAATATAATTATAAAAAGAATCAGGAGATAACTATGGCTCAGACTATCTGTTTTTGTAATGAAAAGGGCGGAGTTGGAAAAACTACTCTGGCACTGTCTACAGCTCATTTACTTTCTGAAAAAGCTTATAAGGTACTTTTTATTGATTTAGACCCCCAACTAAATTCTACTAGTAGGTTGGGCGGAGTATGTAATTCAAAAGAAAAAGATCTGACTAACCTATTTGAAGATGAAACTTTTGACATCGATGACTTTCTAGATATCATTGAAAAAGTTCAGATTAATAATGCGACTATAAATAACTTCTTTAGGGTGAAAGCTTCGAAGCGTTTTGAGCAAACTTTGGAGGTCGTATTCTCCAAAAGAATGAGAGAGTTCATTCTTAAAAAAAGGCTACAATTAGTACAAGATCATTTCGACTTTATAGTTATAGATACTGCGCCGGCAACTTCGTGTATTCTTGACAATGCTATTATGGCTAGTGATCTTTTCATGATTACAGTTGATTCTAGCAAAGACTCGATTAGTGGAGTCTCTACTCTGTTGTCGATAATTGCCTTTCAAAAAGATATAGAAAAATCTGACGTAAATTATCGAATAATTTGGAACAAGAAAGATTTAAGACATAAAAAGTCTAATAAATACATCGAGAATATTATTTCATCTGCAGAATATAATTTTTCACAAAACCAAATAAGAATATCAACAGAAGTGGGTAATTCTGGCAATGAAGACAGCATACCAACATTAAAAGCTTCATTGATAACGAATGACATACTTAATTTAACTAACGAAATTATTGATATAGTGGGGGCTGAAAAGTGAGTATAGAGGATCTGCTTGAAGGTAGAAAAAAGAAACGAGAGATACTTCAAAAAGAAGATAATCACTCAACCTCAGAAAAAAACAACAGAGCACTTTATAGGGATTGCTCTAAGAAGGTTGAGCGAATCGCAACTACTTATCGAATCACAAAATTTGAGATTGAAAATCTACAGAAGTTATCTAAAAAATACAAAACTTCTGTAAATGACCTTGTACGAATTGGAATTGCCAATTTAAAAAACCTAGACTTATTGAGCGAGCATGAAGAATTTTTACGCGTCAATGAGCAATATAAGCGCGAAAAAATTCGTTTAGAGAAGATTATATAATCTTCTTTTTTATCTACTAAGTGCAATACATTGCTGCAATACATTTTTGCAAGATATTGTCTTAATGTATTTAAGCTGTAAGTTGTGAGAGTATATTTCTTATATGTGTTTTGGAAGGTGCTACCAATGGTTAACCAAGCTATAAAAATTAAGAGGAATAATCGAATCATGAGTAGTTTATACTTATCTTTATCAAAGCCTGAACAGAATTATTTTCGTAAAATTAAATCCGATCTTAAGAAAAAAAATCCTCTTTGCACTGAAGATGAACTGATATTGATGACAGAGACTAAGTGGGAGAAAAGACGTAAGAGAGATAAAACAAATCTTCGGTTAATCAGAAATAGTGAACCTGTTACTAATAGTGAGCCTGTTACTAAGAATGAGCCTG